GGATGACCTGGCTCATCACCTAATTTACCATCATTAAATTGTTTTAAATAATTCTTAGCAGCTGCTTTATTCAGATAATCATTTTGAGTGAAGTTATCATCCTTAACCAACTTTGAAATTGACCTATTATAATCAGATGCCTCACTAAAACCTAAAAAAACTGCTTGATTTTCTTTAATCGGTAAAAAGGTAAAATTAATTCCACCAAAAACTGAAAAATCTTGTGCCTGTAAAAGACCATCATTGATAACTATGTTTTTAGTCACAAGATATGTTTGTAATAACAATGACCTACTATCATCGTATCTATAGATTACTATTTTTATAGACTTTACACCCGGTTGATTGTAAACATGGCTATCTGTTTGTTCGAGTGGGATGGATTCACGAATCTGTGAGGCATACCATTTTTTCAAAAAATAATTATCATCAGATGGATACTCTGGCAAATCATATAAATTAAAAAAATAAGTTTGTTCAATCTGTTCATCTGATAATAAATTATTTTCATCTCCCCACTGTATAACCTGATAGGTAAAATAAGAGTTAGATAAATTAAAATTCAAGTCGTTAATTAGTGGTGCGATATCCTCACTTTCATCCAAATAATATAGATTGTTTAGTGTTGGTGAATAAGGTTGTAAAGTAGGATTTGTAAAAGACTCACCGAATATACTCATCCTTAAGTTGACTTTTACCGGATAAGATGTTTCGAGATATTCAGTCTCATCCTCGTCTATATCGTAGTATAAAAATTCATTTTCATTTTCAGTTGATGTATCTACCAAAAAAGAAACAGATTTAGGTTTTAGACTATTGACAATTTCTTCATCACCAAAAAAATCGTTGTATTGAAAAGATGGAAAACCTAAACCAATTAAGTAATCTCCTCTTATATCATTTCCCACTGCCATTTCATTTGTAATAGGAGTGAGGTCAATTTCAAAAAAACCTGAGTTGCTTATTTCCGGTGGCGCGATAATAGTCTCGATAAATATAAAAGAATTTTCTGTTGGGTTTTTTATTTTTAAATTTTTTGGAAAAAACAACTCGTGGGTAAAATCAAATCGATCTCCATATGCACCTTGTGGTATTGAAAACTCATAAGTCAAACCCATTGAATCACCACTATCTAATTCTATAACTAAACGAGCATTTTCCTCATCAACATCTCTTGGTTTTAAAAAACCAATTGTGTTAATGTTCTTATAAAAAGTTCTATCGTCTGGCCAACCATCCAGAATGTTATTAAGTGGGTCAAAGACATTTTCACCTGTATAGTAATTACCGTATATTGCGAAGTGTCTCAGAATTGCTATTTGGGATATAATCGGAGCATCGACATTTCCCGGACCAGTTATACTTGTTATTCGTCTTGGAATATCATCAGGATTAAATGTCTCTCCACCACCAGTAGGCGGAATTACAGTAGGAAATGATTCAACATCGGAGATACTGTCAGGTATAATTTGCCCGTTCACATCTCTTGAGTATGCAATACGATTTAAACCCCTTTGGAATGTTATTTCATCAAATAAAATTTCAACGGGTCTTCCCTGCACACTAGGAACGTCTAGTAATCTCAGTGGGAAGATCCTATTATCCTTGACAATCGAATTCCAATTTCCTAATGAAAATTGTTCCAACTCGTCGTTATCTAAACCAATTTTTTTATCATCTTGAACATCAGGATAAATGCCAGGTTTTAAATAAGTCGGATAATTTTGTTTTTTACTAAATTCCATTAGAATGCCTGTTTTGTTTTTTCTTTTTCTAGACTGTCAAACGAAAGAGGACTTTCCTTTTCCAATCTTAAATTTTTATCTAATGTAACTTTATAATCTGTGTTATACTCTATTTTATTCAGCTCTGTTTTATCCACAATATCATCAGCTAGTTGTTCACTAAAATCAAGATTCAATAGTAAATCTTCGTGAATCTCATCTTCATCTGTTATTGGTGGATTAGGTCTTTCCCCATAAGATGTATCGGTATTTACTGATTCTGTGAAAACACCAAATTTATTTATCTTTGGTAATTTTGGATATAGAAAATCCTCATCCCATATCTGTATATTTTCTTCTTCAATATTGATTTTTACAAAAGACGTTCTAGGTTTTCTATTTGTTGTTTGATCGTTTTCCATCACATCAACCGTATTTATACCCGACAAATTAAAATAAGAATAATCCATAGGAACTATATTTTTCCAATAAATTTTATTAGTAGGCACGTTAGAGTTTGAATCGACAAATCCCAATTGTTGCCACATAGGTTTTACACCACGATAAAATTTGATAGTGGTCAAATCGACATTATTTAGAGATGTTTCCTCAAATGTATCTGTTGTTTTTTTATCTATAAACCCATCATGAATTTTTGCCATTAGATTCCTTCTCCTGTTGGGTCTACTAAATCATCTTCTTCATATGTTGTGCCACCAACACCTCTTTTTCTACGACCAGCTCCACTACCACCAGTATCAGTTGTAACTTGTTGTCTAGTGAATACAGCTCTTACATTAGCAGTTTGACTATTTGGATTGTCATCGTTATCCCAATTTAACGTTGGAGTAGGAGTCACTGTTTCACTTGTCTTGTTCGGGCCGAAACCAACAAAGGCCTCACCATCTACTATCTCCCATTTTTCAAAGAAATAATTAAATTGATTAGTATTTGCTTTAGGTGTAGCTATCAAGTCTATTGATGTAATTTCATTTGTTAAAGTAAAGGAATCCTCATTTACAGAGCCATAATTCTGTGGACTAGGATAGATTGTGAGACTGACTTCACCACCTTGCACATCACCAACTGGTGGTAGGATTTCACCATCTTGAAATATGATTACACCATCCTCTATATTATTTGGGTCATCGTATCCAAATGACTCTACAAATCGAAGGGAATAGTAACCAAATATAGACTCAGTTATATCATTTAAATCATCTAGAACTCGTAACTGTTCCAAAACAAAACCAGTTCTACTTCCCTCACTTTTAATTATCATATTTGTCAATGCTTCTCCTCTACGAAAAAATCTTAAAATGACAGTTGGTCGTAAGCTTGTCGCATTGGTAAAATTTAAAGCTGTAAGTTGACCATAATCAGAGGTAGCATTGTTTTCTAAAATTTGTGAGTAATACCAAACCGGCTCGTTGGCATTTTGTCCACTCTCATCTGCTGGCAAACCATCAGGAAAAAAACCTACATAGGGAGTGATTGTAAACTCATCGCTAGATTGTGTCAATAAATCTATATTAAAATTAAAGACACAAGTTCCATCATCATCGGTGGCGTTTTCATCATAATTTAAAGCAGTTGGTTCGGTGCAACCAAATATTTTTGTCTCTAGGATTGTTTCAGTCTCATCATCTATTTCTAAAGTATAAGGGTTTAAAAAACTTGAAAACTCGTTATTCAAATCACTGTCTATTTTATTTAAAAAATTAAAAATAGTTAATCTATCAGAAATGTTTATCTTTCTTATCAAATCAGGTCCTGTTTCACTAGAATCATATTCTAATGTGTTAGGGTTAAGTCCAATGACGTTTGCTACTGATTTGACCAACGAGGATTTTTTTGATATGCCACCAATTGTAGCAAAATTACCATAATTATATAATCCGAGTTCATAATTAATAGAGGGATTTAAAACAATATTGGTTTGAAACTTTTCATATCCACCTAATATTCTACCCTCAAATATAGCACATACCAAACCTGTGATAGAATAAAAACCAGGCTTCTCATAAAAGTGTTCGAATAATGTTGTCCCCTCTAAAATCTTAAATTTATCAACATGTTCAATTGGTGTGCCATCACCCCAATCCAACTTGAAAACAAAAAAACCAGTGTCGTCTCTATCCGCACTAACTGATTGTGATACATAAAAATCAAACCTATTCAAACCACCACCACCTGTAAATTTAGGCCTTTCACCATAGATATTTATATTATGCTCCGCTGTTCTTCCGTTTTGCCTAGGATAGAGGTAATAAGAAATTTTCCCCTCTGTTGCAAGGTTATATTCATTATTATTTAAATCTTTATCATAGTATCTATCTAATCTAATTATTTCTAAATCATCGTTTGGGTCGGTTACAAAAGGAACAGCATCTATTGAATATCTATAGGTAGAGGAGTCATCGTAATTAGGATTAAAAACAATTTCTTCTCCATTTCCATCTGTAATTACAATTTGTTCATCTTTTATTTCTAATTCACCTTTGATGAAGGACTGAAAAGTTTTATCATTGAAATTGGAGTCCTCCCAAAAACCCCTATTGTTAAATGTGAATGTCCCTAGAGTTCGTCTCATATCGCGGTTTTCAACAACACTAGTAGCATGTGGTTGGTCTAACGAAGAGGAGTTACTAAAATTAGGATTTCTATATGTAACATCTATCCCGCTTTCAGGTTTGTAAAATCTTAACACCTCGTTACCATTTCCGCCTTCAGTTGGTTCGCCACCTATTGATTGATTAGTGTTGAATAAATCTTCTATAGTTGTAAATTTTGCCATTATTATAACAAGATGTCTTGTTCTTGTTCAGTCTCTTCAACTACTTCTTCGACATCTACGTCAATCGTGGATATACTTAAATCATTAACTTTGAAACCACGTGCTAACAAAAGATCAGTCTTACTGATTATTTCAACTTTACATCTCGCACCCTCAAGGCTGTTACTCACTATATCATCTCTATCACCTATTTGTATAAATGGCGATGAGGAGTTCTGTGTGTTATAATATATTTTATGATTCAACCAATATTGTTTATCCTCTCTTAGAGGATTATCGTTGGCTAAACTCGCTACTTCCACAACTTGTGGATTATAAGTAGCACATATAAAAAACCACTCATCTAGATTATCAGTTGGTATATTTGGATACAATTGATGTATGACTTGATTTGAATATCCTAATAAATTACCATCTCCATCGGATGGATAAAAGTTTTGTTCACTAACAGTTCTTCTTGCTCTATTGGTGATTCCCCAATGATTATCTCGTAGCGTTCCATCCTCTTCCCTTACTACTAATCTAATCCATCTTTTATAATTATCGCTGCTATCAATATTTGTTCTAGTTTCTAATCTAAACCCCATGCCGTTATCTTTCAATGGGTTACCAAAATTAAAAAGTGTTCCACTTTCTGATTTACCTATAAATCTAACCCACATGGTTATTGTAAAACCATCATTTAAATAAGAGTTATTTTTTTGAAACTCCAACAAGTCATTGTCTGGTGACCTGAGAATAATTGCCTGATTTTCTTTTCTAATTTTTAAAAAGCCTTTAGATTTATTTTCATATTCCGGTCTTGTATCAGGTATTTCTTGTATTAAATTATCCACATCATTTAAATATGTGTTTAATCTGTTCCTCATACTCTGTAAAGTTTTACCGATATTTTTCTCACCGTTTCTAGGATCTGTAACATGTTTATCCAATCTAGTTATAAATGATGTAGGTTCATCACCACTGCTTATTCTTCTATCTATATCCGCTTGTTCACCATCTTCATCTAAAAATTCTGTTGCACCGTCCCCATCAACATCAGAGAAGTTTGGTGTGGGTCCTATCAATTGGTCAAACTGATTAAAAAAATTATCTATTTGTGTTTGTCTTGTTGTTTGCGTTGGTAGCAGCTCAAAAATATTTGTGTCTAATATCTCTCTGGCTTTTGTCTTATCAATTTTAAAAGAAGTTCTTGGTTTCAATAATTGTCCTAGATTCAAAACATCTGTGAAATTATTTCCTACTTTAGTAGCCATAACGACTTCGTAAAATTGGTTTGAACCATAATCAAATCTCACTTTATATTTTATCGGTAAAACCAAACCATCATCAGTAATTACTGGATCTTTTAACTCTTCCTCTAATAATGTGAACCTATCATCATAATCTGTAAGATTATTTTCAAACACATATTGACATATGTTTTCAAAAATACTACCTTGTAAATCTTTTCTTGCTTCAAGGGTGTTCCTATCTTTTTTAAAAAATACTAATGGTTCATCTTCGTTTCTGCCTAATTGCTTACGACCATCTCGTATTGTTGTTTGTATCGATAATATCTCGGCGTCGGTCAATGAATTTGATTTGAACCACAACTGATAAAACACATCACTTATTACCTCTCTCACCTGTTTCAAATTATCATAGCTAAATTTTTCGAAAATAACTTGATTTTGATTTATAGAATGAGATGTGCCTAGAGTTCCACCACCAATCATCAAAGTGTCATCAGACATTCTATGATATAAACCTATATATTGTTGGTCAGGAGAATTCTTAAAAAAAAGTCTGTCGTTTTCAGTTGCCTCTAAATTTACCTGTATTGTCACTATTTCAGTTTGTGTCTCAACTTCGTTAGGTATAATAATCTCGTCTGGTATCAACTCGTGTATTACACCTAACACACCAACTCCAATCATAGCAGTTCCGTACTCATGAAGGTGATATGGTCCTACATATATTTGATTTGGGTTTGTCGCAAAAACCCACTGATTTGGTTCTGCGAATAAACCTATTTCAACAATTGGATTTTGATTTATCTCCTCATCTTCTTCTACTTCCGTGTCCTCACCTTGTTCCTCATTAGTGTTTATATTAGGTGGTGGATTATTGCCTACTATCTCCTCTTGATTTATGTAAAAGTTTAATTCGGCACCTACACTTAAATCCATGTTGACCATATTTGCTAAAGTTATGGTATTACCATTGATGCTTTGGATTACATTATTTATAGTTTGTCCTTGTTTTTCTAACAAAATATCAGTATTCGGTTGAACTGTTCCTATATCTCCATTAACACTTGTTATTAACCAGATTCTTGAATTGGGGGTGGGCATTTGAAATGTGCCATTTATATCACCCGTTAAAGTTACATTTTGGCTCGTAGTCGTTGTTGAAGCTGGAACACTATCTGTTGTTTGAGTAAAACCTTGCTGTGTGTTTGTTTGTTGAGTCTCAGTTGTCGTCCTACTCGGTGTATCAGAACTTTGTCTATGATAAGGCATATTAAGTCCTTAAAATAAATTCAAAATCATCATCATAAATTATTTCCTGACCATCATCGTGATTTACTTTTATTAATATTTTATAAGCACGGTTCGGTTCAAAAGCATTTAAATCTTGTTTGAAATAATTAGATGTTGAATCACAACTCATTGTGGTATAAGCACTGAAAGGAACCACATCCTCATTTGTCGCCATATCGATAATTGAATATGAACCTGAACCATGAGGTATAAAACTACCACTTATTGTATGAACTGAAGTAGAGAAACTTTTCTGTATATATCTTTTTCTAGCACCAAACCTAAATTTTATTATTTCTTTTTCTTTGTAAGCTTCTCTGAAATGTAATCTGTATAGGTAGTTCTCAGCATTGCCACTTACATCTAACGGCGTCAAACTACCAGTGTTCGAGCCTGTTGCTGGTATATGGTCATCCCACTTTAATTCAATCTTGGGAGAGTAAATTGTGTTTGTTTGTCTAGAGAAAAATTTTAAATCCTCAAAGCTACCCGTAGAGGTCTCTCTGCTACCAGATAATCTTAGTAACAAACCATAGTTTATATTTTCCCCTCTAAACCACTTTTTTGTCAACTCTGTGATGTCCATGTTAATATCTGGTGCTTCAGAGGAAAATGATTGAGTAACTTCATCGTTTGCTATATAGGTGCCACCTGGCGTTGTCCAACTAATCTCTGACGCACCCTCTTTGTTTTGTCTAAATTTCCAACTACAACCATCAGTTGTTTTTGGCACATCTAATTCCTTTCCTACTCCCTCATCCCATGATTCACTTAAAGGATAAGCAGCAATCGTATATTCTTCGCTCAAACCACTAGTGCCTTCAGTTTCGTAAAGTCTTAAATTTAATTTATAATCCAAAGGTAAGACCGATGAGCTGATATAATTTTTTATTTCGTCGGTATCAAACTGTAGAAGAATCCTAGTTGGAAAATCAAATGTCCTATCAAAGAAAACTTTTTTTAATTCAAGTATTTCGTCTTGGCCTGTGTTCTTATCTTTGAAATCATCACCTGTTATTTGGTCTGAACCACTATTGATGAATGTATCTTTTGTTATAAAAAAATATCTATGCATTATATCACTTTTCCGTATATATCTTTGTTTGGGTTTTTTAATTCAAAAACCGATGGTGTAATTGACGGTCTATATATACCATCATCGGTCAGAGCATTTTCAAAATTATATTGAAAATTATATTCTGAATCAGTTCCTACCTGAACACCGTCACCTCTGTAATAATATAGTTGTCTGCCTTCAGCATATCCATTTTCTCCACTCTTACCATCTTGAAATAAAATAAGTTCTTTAACTCCAATTACACCGTCCAAACCGAGTATGTTATATTGTAAATCATTGATATTGATTGACTGTCTAAACTGCATTTTTTCAGTTCTAAAAAAGTCTTTTATCACGTCGATAACATCTAATTTAACTTCCGTAGGATTGAATCTTCTATCGTAATTAACAACAAACCTAACCCCAAAATTAATTATGTAACCAGAGAAAACTTCATCAGGTGTATCTTCATCTTCATCTGTATTTAAACTAAATCCAAAATTTACAATATCATTAATCATCCTAAATTGATTAAGATATGTGGCGACATTTTGTAAAACTAGTTGTGGTGTTTGAACTAATTGTTTACTTTGATTATAGGACAATGTAGATACCATTAAAGTTCCACCATCCAATCTTTCCACATAGGCTTTCGCAATACTACCAAACTTTTGGGGTAGATTTTTTATTCTAGCAGTATAATCTTCTTTGGTCACACATCTAAGTTGTGAAGAAAAGAATGCACTGGCGTTGTTTTTTATTTCATCGACTGTTTGTCCATTAGTCCCCCCAACACTCGGCTCATCATTAGTGACAGTAATCGTTACACCTGCTGGGGTATTATTTATTTCAGTTAATTCACCTACATTGACATTACTATCACTACCCCCACCAACTCTGTATGTAAAGGTTAAAATTGTGTTCGACGGTGTCTCTCCTAGATTTAAATTATTACCAACTGTAGCATTTATAGCACCGGGTATATTAGACACATTTGTCTCATTGATAAACACTCCGGCTTGTTCAACTGGATCGACATTAGAGCCTGAGTTGTTAAATCTAAATAATCCATTTCCAAATTGTATCTTATAGGTTTGTGTATCATCATCAAAGTTAGTGGTAAATTTTTTATTTGTCTTTATATATTCCGCAACATAAGGGATAGGAATAGGAGAAACGTTCTCAGTAATTTGTCCTTGGTCATAAGATGTTGTTCTGTTGATATCTTCTGTATAATGTGTTTCCTTTAAAACTTTTTCTTGTGCTAAATAATCAACTTCATACCATCTCTGACCTGAAGAATCTAAACAGTTTAAAACTTCTATTACATCATCATCACCTAAATCTAATTCTAAAAATTTTGTTGGACTGGTAATTGTAAACGTTTTGGTTTTGGTTTTACCTGATACAGCTCTAACAAACCTAGTTAGTATATAGGACTCTGCTTCTCCGTTTTCATCTAACACTGGTGCACTTATATCAGGATCACCTGAACCACTAGCAGTAAAATCTATCTCCTCGGTGGTTTCAAATAAAACTTCAGAGTCGATGTTTGAAGCAATCTGTAAACTATCGTTAATAGGATGACCACTTGATAGACTACTGAATTGTGGGTCACCATTAGCATCAGCATCAATTTCAGTTGTTACTTTTAATCTTACAACCGAAGGGGTTTTATTAGGTGTTTTATACCCTAAAAACTCTGCTAATCTTCTAACGTTTCTTTTTTCGGTTGCTGTTGATAGTAGATTTTCTTTATAATTATAATCTATATAGTATGACAACACATCACCCACATAACTTGACAATTCAATTAACATCATACCTGGCGATGTCTCATTAAAATCTTTATACGTATTAGGAAAATAAGATTTTGTATATTCTATTAAATCATTTTTTATCGAGTTAAAATCCTTACTCGTATAATTTACATTTGTTGGTATTAATTTTTGTTTATTAGTATACGCCATTGCTCATAGCCTCCCCACCTACACCACTTTCTAGTCCTTGATTATCAGTAACATTGGTTAAACCACCACCTGTATCAAATGCTACGTCAACTCTTTCTATCATATTTGGCGTCCTTCTAATATTAAATACTATGCTAACATTTATTTGATTTGGATTTTTTGTGTTTAATTGTATATCCCTCAGTTCAACAAAAGGCAACCATTTTTGAAAGACATCTACAATGTTATTCTCTATTTGAATTCTAGTATCATCATTTAATTGTTCGAATAGTAATTCTCTTAAATTCATACCTAAATTGGGTTGAAACAACCTTTCACCTTGATTGGTTTGTAACAACAAACGAATATTATTCTTAATTGAATCAACGGTTGTCTTAGTTGTTTTAAAATACCCTTCACCGCCACCAACTCTAGCAAAAGGAAAGTCAATTCCCACAGACACTCTTGTATCGACATCTTCTATGAACTTATTTCTACTTCTATCTAATATTGCCATTACTATCCTAAGTTACTTACTTCATTAATTGGTAGAATAACTTTACTCGAAAGTGATTCAACATTTCCACCAGCTTTCAAATTATCCGTCGCACTACCATCTTCATCAATCTTTACCGTAACGCTTGGAACAGTTACCGAAATAGGTGGGACGGTATGGGGTGACGGAGGCCCAACCGTGACACCAGCCGCTGTGATACCAGAAATATTCATTTGACTGGCTTGCATTTTTGTTATTCTGAAAGTTTGTGATGTGATAAATTCAACTATCGCATCTTCAAGACTTTGTGCTAACTTATCAATCTTTTCAACTGCCTTATCTGAAAAATTAAAATTTTCACCTGGTTCGTCAGGCTGAATATTTTCAATTAATGCTTGGTATATGTTGCTCTTAAGACCCATTTTTAAATTTTGCCTTTTCGTCTACAGCTTTCATAACATCAGAGTAATCTTTATTCAACGCATTTGCTAAATGGTCGGGTAAAGCCTCGGTGTTATCCATTACCGATTGTGTTTGTGCTTCCTTCTCAATATTACGCCACTTACCATCTTGTAATGTCTCGTTCAATATATCATTCAAGACATTGTTACTTGACATACGCCTAACAGGTTGTTTTGGCTTCACCCTTTTACCACTTATATTAAAATTTGTCATGCCTGTTGCGGTAAGCTGTCTATCAATATCTTCAACTAACTTTACATCTTTATTGTTAACTAGCGCTTCATCTAACTTTTTTTCAAGTCGACTAAATTTATAATCTAACTCTTCTCTTATAATATCTCTTATTAATTTTTTAAATATATTAACCTTCATTTTGACTCCTGATATTAGTTTCAATGTAATGATGATGGCTCATAAATTCTGGTCCATCATTTTGTAATTCACCTTCTGTTTCTGTTCTTGGTTGTAGTTCAGTGATTAAATTTTGTATTCTTTGGAACATTGGTGAGGAGTTTTGATTTACAAAAGGTATTGGGACACCTTGGACTAATGCTCTAGAATCTTGTAATATATTCATAATTTCTAAAAGTAATACTCTTAATTGTTCACCTAGAACTAAAGGCTCAGACTTATTCTTTGCCGGCTCTCCTAAATAAATATTACGAGAATTAATAACTGAATTACCACTGTTGTTTAATGTGAAATTTTTTCTAGCACCAAAATTGATATTTCTATTCGATGATACTGTAAAATCACCACCTACCGTGCTCCTAGCATCAAATGTAATTTTATCCGATGTTATTATTATTTGATCGAAATCATTTTTACTATCAGTATCTTGTTCGAGACCATAATTATAATCAAATTTTTCTTCATCTAAATCATTACCCTTATTAAGTGGAAATGCGTTTGTTTCATTTTCTTCGATAGGTGTATCAATTGATAATAAGAAGTTGTTATCCGTTTGAAAGTTTTGTTGAATTGAACCGTTTGACAACATCGATATATTTGAACCATTAAATAATGTTTCACCACCAAGGTTATTATTTGCGATACTTACATTAGGAAAAATTGCTCTTGACCCCAACCTTATGGAATTTCCATGTCTGCCCTCTAACGTTAAATCCGAAAGTTTTGAAACATCATAATATTCTTCTTCAAAAAAATCTAATTGATTATTTTTTATCTTTTGTAATTTTTTAACACCCGATAGATATGGATAATCTCTACCATAACCAGTTTCATTTATTAGATTTAAATCAGTGCTGTTACGACTTTCTATCTGTTTATTATAAAAGTTCGCAGGACTTAACTGTGGGGTGTTCAGTGTATTTAAAGGACCTATGTAATATATTTTTTTTGATATTATTGTAAATAAAACTAAATCACCTCTGGTTATAGAATCACTTATTCCTCGGAGTAAAGGTCTGGCATTTAATTTACGTTGTATGGTAGGTAAGGTTGTTGAAAAAGGTTTTATTTCAATCATTTGAGATTGATTTTTTTCACTTGTCTGTTTAATAGCGTCATTGTCGCTTAAAAAAACCCTATTAACCAAAGCTAAATTAAAATTAATAGACTTATCTACTAAATCATCATAAATACGATTCGGCATTAATTCTCACCGTATCTTTGTCTAATTGATTCCATATCGACTACTTCATCTCTTTTTTTCTGTAAGTCATCTGCTACATTTTCAAGAGATTCCATAAGTTGTTGCTTTTCTTCATCTGATAAAAGAGAAAAATCCCCCTCATCAACAGGCTGTTTCGACATTATTCTTTGATAAATTGTTGCTAATTTAACAAGATTATCATCGTTTCTAATACCAAT